TCGGCTACTGATCTGCATTGACTCAATTGCTTTTCGCCTGGAGACAAGGGTCAGGGCACGAGTTTACTCGTGCCGTAACGGTCGCGGTAATCGCAATTCCTCGCTGCTGCAAGGCTGGCGCGCAGCTCTCCGGCATGGACCCGAAGGACCTCTCGTATCTGTTGGAGAGCGAAGCGCCTTACGAAAGGATTGAGCTATGAACTTCATTGGCGAATACATCATCGATGACGCCGGCCAATGCCGCTGGCATGAAGGCCTGCGTATTCAGGATGAGCACATGAAATCCGCGTACCGCAAAAATGTTCTGATTGAATTCATTATTGAAACTTCCGCCGTGATGGGCGTGAAAGTGGGGATTGCCTGACTATGGCCGAAACACTCAATGGCGGAAAACTTACAGCGCTCGAACCTGGGTCACCAGAAAGAAGCTTCGTCGCACGCGTCGGCCGCAAACTGCGCAGCACACTCGACGTCTGGTTCGGTCCCGACCTGCCCATGGCGCCCAGCGCTCCGGCCGGCACGCCACCGCGGACGCTCGATTACCCGGTCGGTTATAACATCAACATTCAGCCTCGCAACATGGAGCCCATTTCTTTTGATCAGATGCGCTCGCTGGCCGACTCCTTCGATCTCGTTCGTCTCTGTATCGAAACGCGCAAGGACCAGGTCAGCCGCATGCCTTGGGCCTTTCGCCTCAAGACCCAGCCGGGCGCGCCAAAGCGTTCCGCCAACACTAGCAACAGCTCCATCAGCGGCAATGACGATGAAGAGCGTGATCCCCGGCTCACTCAGTTGACCAATTTTTTCTCTTACCCTGACCGCGAGCATAGCTGGCAGCAGTGGGTGCGCCTCTTGCTCGAAGATCTGCTCGTCCTCGATGCTCCCGTCTTGGTTCCGATTGTTTCTCAGGAAGGTGAACTCTGGTCTCCGGGCAAGTCGCTCTACGCCCTGGAGGTCATCGACGGTTCCACCATCGCCCGCAAGATTGATGCCATGGGACGCACGCCCGCATCTCCGGCCATCGCCTACCAGCAGATCCTCAAGGGCCTGCCCGCCGTTGACTTCACTGCCGACCAGCTTATCTATCGCCCGCGCAATGTGCGAGCGCACAAGTTCTTTGGCTTCTCGCCGGTCGAGCAGATCATTCTCACCATCAACATCGGCCTGCGCCGCCAGATTCATCTGCTCAATTACTACACTGAAGGCAACGTGCCGGAAGCCCTGGCGCAGGTGCCCAAGGAGTGGTCGGCTGACCAGATCAGCGAATTCCAGGAATGGTTTGACAGCGCCCTGGCCGGAAACTCTGCTCGCCGGCGTCGCATCACCTTTGTTCCTGAGTGCGGCAATCTCCAGTTCACGCGCGATCCCATGCTCAAGGACGCGCTCGACGAATGGATTACCCGCATCGTCTGTTACGCCTTCGGGCTTTCGCCGCAGCAATTTGTCAGCGTCATGAACCGCGCCACCGCCGAAACCAGCGTCGAGCAGGCCGCCGCGGAAGGCTTGGTGCCGATCCTCGGCTACCTGGCAGACACCATCAACTTCATCGTGGCTCGCCACTTCGGTTTTAACGACATCGAATTCGTCTGGGAGCAGGACCGCACCCTGAACGCGCTTGAGCAGGCAAAGATTGATGACATTTACGTTCGCGCCGGCGTCCTCTCCATCGACGAAGTCCGCGAAAGCCTGGGCAAACATCCCATCGGCGTTAGCAATGCCGTGATTACGACCAGAGGCGCGTTTCCCTTTGATCTCAAAGGAGCTGCGCACGACCCGGGATCGTCAGGACAAGTTCAACCGAACAGCGAATCTCAACTTATGCCCGACTCTCAATCGCTGTCCTCCTGAGCGGCACCGAGCGCCACAAGGCGTGAGGTAGAGCCGAAGGACCCCGAGGATGCGAGTCGTAACAATGCCGCATCAGGGAGTTCTCACGAAAAAAATATTGCTAACCCTCAGGCAGCCCATGGGCTGCCTTTTCCTTTGGAGCCACCATGAAATCCTTGAACCTCTTTGCCCAGATCGCCAAGATCGACGAATCCAAACACGAAGTCTGGGGCGTTGCTACTGCCGAGATCGTCGACAAAGAAGGCGAGATCTTCGACTACCAATCCTCCAAGCCTTACTTCAAGAGCTGGAGCGACGAAATCGCCAAAGCCACTGACGGCAAAAGCCTGGGCAACGTCCGCGAGATGCACGAGCCCAGCGCCGTGGGTAAGCTCGTCGCCATCGCCTTTGATGACGATCTGAAACAGATTCGTGTCGGCGCTCGCATCGTCGACAGCGTTGCCTGGCAAAAATGCATGCTCGGCGTCTACACCGGCTTCTCCATCGGGGGCGCATATGTGAAAGCCTGGAAAGATGGCGAGTACGTCCGCTTTACCGCCAATCCCGTGGAAATCAGCGTTGTCGATAACCCTTGCGTTCCCGGCGCCCACTTCACCGCGGTCAAAGCGGACGGCACCTTCGAAGTTCGCAAATTTTCGGCCGCTGACGCCGTAAAGATCGGCGCCCGTCATTCCAAAGCCACGCGCGCTCACCTCAATGCCATAAAAGCGTGCATGGACAAAATGGCGCAAAGCCATCAGGAAGCAGAAACCCACATGGCGGCGTTGCTTGATGACGGTGCTGCTGATAACGCTGCTCGCTCCGCTTCGGCGGAAATGAAAAAGATCCCGGGCGATTCACGCTCCGGAGTAAAGACAGGAGATCAAAACACAATGCTGGAAGCAAATGACAAAGCGCAATTGGAAAAGGCACGGGCCGGTTCCGCGTCTGCGCTCGCCAAGTTGGCTGAAATGGAGCAGGAAGTGGCCGGCTTGCGCAGCGAAATGGAGAGCAACAACCAGGAGATCCAGCGTTCGCTGAGCAATCTCCTTTCACTCGTTGAAAAATTCGTCTCGCCGCAGGAATCTACGGGCCGCGTGGCGCGCACCGGTGTGCCAACCCACACTGTAACTAAAGAAGACGACGCGCGTCCCGCTCTGGCCAAGTCCGCCGCCGAACCCAGCGTCCACGAACTCTTGAAGAAGACGCTGCAAAAACCGCAGCCGGCTTCCGTTTACCTGCGCTAGGGCGGTGCCCCCAGACCACCCGGCCGGCATTGCTTCCTGCACGGGGTGCGGTTATTGCCAGTACTTAGCCGGCTTTAGCCGCTGAGGTATCAAATTCACCTCAACAACCGCAATTATCCAGCGGAGAAAAGGACTAGAAAAATGTTTGGCGATCTCAGTCAGCAGACGTTCGATCTGCTCAACAAGGCGGACCTGTCCTCCTTGAACAAAACCACCATCAGCCAGGCCACCATCAGCGGCGTGGCTGGCAATTTGAACGCGTTTGATCTGCGCGGACCGGCGCTTCAGCTTTATCCGGTCATCACGCCGATGCGTAACCGCCTTCCTCGCCAACTCAGTGACCGTGGCGATCTCGCGACTCGCTGGAAAGCGATCACCGGTGTCAATACATCCGGTTTCGAACTCGGCGTTGCTCCGGGCCGTCGCTCGGCGGAAATGAGCGTCACCGAGCAGGACTACGTAGCGTCCTATGCTGGCCTCGGACTGGAAGCTTCTATCGACTGGGAAGCCGTCTGGTCGGGCGGCAAAGAGTTCGACAACAAAGCCACTCTCGTTCAGTCATTGCTGCGCGCGGTCATGATTGGTGAAGAGAATGTCATTCTCAATGGCAATGCTTCCATGCCGCTGGGTACTCCACCTGCGCCCACGGTTGCTTTAGCCAACGGCGGGACACTTGGCTCAGGACTCAGCCTCCTCGTTTTCGTCACGGCGCTCACTGCACGCGCGCTTGCCAATTCCACTGTTTCCATCAGCGGAGTGCCTTACGGTCAGGTAACGCGCGTCAACATTGACGGTACTTCCACGCAATATGGCGCGGGCGCCAGCGCCATCAGCGCCGCATCTTCGGCTGCCGTGACCACTGCTGGCCAGCAGACTGTTGTTGCTACTGTGCCTGCCGTGAAAGGCGCCGCCGGATACGCATGGTATATCGGCACCAGTGCGGCAACTGCGACGCTGAACACCATCACTACCGTGAACAAGGTCACCATCAGCGCTCCGGTGGCGGGCACGCAGTTGGCCAACGCCGCAAACTCAAGCACGGACGGATCAGCGAATGCTTTGGTCTTCGACGGCTTCCTCACGCAGGCCTTGAAGTCCAACGCTGGCTACTTCAACTCGCTCGACGGCAATACGCTCACCGCTGACCAGGCCAACGGCATCCTGGAAATTGATACGGCTCTGCAGTGGTTCTGGGACAACAAGCGTCTCAGCCCCACGGAAATCTGGGTGAACTCGCAGGAAGCGCGCAACATCAATAAGAAGATTGTCGCTTCCGGCGGAGTGCCGCTGTTCCGTTTCACCTTGCCGGGCGGCACAGGATCGGAAGATGACAAGCCGGCCTTGCTGGGCGGCGCCAGTATTGCCAAGTACTGGAACAAATTCACGCAGCAGTTCCTGGATATTCGCATCCATCCCAATCTGGCTCCGGGGACGATCTTTTTCAACAGCTCAGAAATTCCTTACCCGCTCTCCGGCGTGGACAACGTTTCTTTCGTCCGCTGCCGCCGCGACTATTACCAGATCGAGTGGCCCGTGGTTTCTCGCCAGTATGTCTATGGCGTCTATGCCGACGAAGTCCTCGTCTGCCGCGCACCGTTCTCGCTTGGCGTGATTGCCAACGTAGCTAACGGATAAACCATTCATCGGCGGCTTGATTGCCCCGAATCGCCGCTGATGCTCCTCGCCTGCCAACCAGCAGGCTTGAAGGAGAAAGAAGGCAGTCTGAGGTCCCTATCTGCCCCAGACTGCCTTTCTCTTTCAAATTCCACGGAACCAGCATGTGTGCTACGAAGCTGCTTCATTTTTTTGGAGGTAACCGATGGCTGCTGCCCCTGACGATCTTTGTACCGTTGCAGAACTGAAATCATGGCTGCCCAATCAGGGCAATAACGATGATGTCACTCTGCAAAGCCTTATTTCCAATGCCAGCCTGCAAGTGTTGCAGTACATTGACCGCCCGCACATCGTTTCGTCGGTGCTTGGTCCGCTGACGGAAACCTATGACGGAAATGATTCTGACCGGCTGCTCCCGCGTAATTTTCCCATCATTTCTGTCAGCAGCGTCAGCATCGATGGCGTCAACATCCTGGCGGCGACTACTCCGACGACCGCAGGCTACCTCTGGGACGGCCGGCGGATTCTGTTGCGCGGCTTTCGATTTTGTCGAGGCCTGCAAAACATCCAGCTTTCATATTCCGCAGGCTATCCCAGCGTGCCGCTCGATCTGAAGCAGGCGGCGATTGAGGCCTTTGCCCTGACCTATCGCCAGCGAGTGCGCATCGGCGAGAAATCCAACAGCATGAGCGGCCAGGTAAACGTTTCATTCGACATGGGCGATGTTCCGCCGCGTTCCATGGCCGTCTTCAGCCAGTACCGGAGGTTGGCGCTATGAGTGGCGGCATTAGAGTTGAAATCGATCAGGCAGCTATTCAGCAACTGCAGCAGCGAATGTCTGCGCTGCCTCCGCGCATCCTTGCTGCAGTTTATAAAGCCCTTCAGCCATTGGTCTATCAAGCCTTGCGCTCGGCGATCCCCAAATACTTT